GAGTGAAAAGCCCGAGGGAATTACTTTGGGTTCCAGTTGCATCAATCGATTGTGATCCAGCGAAAGCCTGATCAGTTGATGAGAAATCCCATGTTCCAACACCTTCATCAGAACCTGTCCAAAGAGTGCTATCATTACCATCATGGATGTTTTCAGTTGTTGAGCCGACACCACCAGTTGTGGCATTGATGTTCATGTCAATACCAAAATCAGAATTGGCGGCAAAAATTCGACGGCGGGTTTGGATTTCGAATGGTTGGCTATAAACCATCAACCCAATTGGGTCATTAAACCCCGATTTCAATTGAAATCCACGGAGAATTTCTGCTCTTAGACCGTCTTTCCCGTCAGAGAGCTCAACTTTTATCATTAGGCAGCTTCTTCCATAATGAATGATGCTCGAGTGTAAATAAGACCAGATGTATGATCGCCAACATATTGAAAAGAGACCGACTGGCCTGGCTGAACAACAACTGCTCCTTCTTTTCGGAAAGTACTCATATCACCATCATTTTGGGTATACCATTTGTCGATGATATCTGCATTTCCGGTTAGTGTTGGGTCATCTTCGTGGACGGTAACCTCTGCAAGGTTACCTGAACCAATATTCACGTTTATCGGTGAGACAGATGCACCACCTGATGAGAAATTCAATCCAGTGACAAATCTGAAATAGTTTGAAGCATTTGGGAATGCCGTACCACCTGCAGCCCCGACGACCTGGTGGCGAATGTACGTGAAGACCATATTACGCGAGATTGAAGTATTGCGCAAATGTAATGCTGTCACAGTACCACTAGCCAGCGTTGTCTCACCAGTTATTTGATAAGCTTGTCCCTCACTGATAGAGTTTGCGTGTTGGAATGGAAATGAATTGGATTTAACCAAGAGTCGATTGTCAACATCAACTCCAGCCCATTTACCATTTCCTGTACCTGATTCAATTTTCATTAGACTTGTTCTCCTATGTCTAGGTCGAGATCATCTGCGTCGATCTCGTCATCCGTCATCAATGATAGATGAGTATTCATAATTTTGAGTTCAACGAGAATTTTTTGAAGCAATTCTCGTTGGAGTGTAATTTGATCAACGAGAATTGCATTGGCTGTAGATTCTGTCGCCAAATCTTCAAATGCGTTTCGTAGTGCCATTAAAGAACCGTACCCTCATCATGGCGAGAAAATAGTGCACAAAAACGGACACGGTCATTTGCGGCGCCAGTGGCAGTGATGTAAATAGTTTTTTGTGGTGGAAGAATTAATCCACCCTCAAAATCGAGCTGGCGACCAGCGTATGCTGGTACAAAGAAGCTTGTAGCCAATGCTGCAAGTGACCCATCAACAACTAGGTCGCCTGATGCACCACCTGTGTAGATGTCACTAATAACCGTTTTACCATTACCAACGAACATATTGACCGGGGTTACGCCTTCGCCACCAGAGGTGTATTCACCACCAACATAAACATTGACTTCCAAGTTAGCATCAGGTGTGACACACAAATTGAAGAAATCATATTCTTTGTTGATATGGGTGTTAGTATGTAAGAAAATCGGAGTTTCACTTGTGCCCTGGAGTGTGGTTTCTCCGGTCATCGAGAAGAGAGTTTTGTGATAGGTTGAGTGGTGCTGTGCGTGAGATACTATATTGGCATTAACATAGAGACGACCATGGTCATCTACTTGTGCCGAATACCCATTACCATGCCCGTCTTGAATAATGCTCATGTGTTTTCCTTAACAATCATCATTGAACCAAAAAGTGAAAGCTCCTGCATCACCGTTGGCGTTGGTTTCGATCCACAAATATGGATCGGTTGTTTCTGGCTGACTATCTTGTATGTATAGGCTTACATTGCCTTCTTGTTTTACAGCAAAAACACCTAATTCGGCATCCCATGAAAGTATGGAACCGTCAGCTAGGGCTCCTCTAAACTTTTCTACATCCTTCATATCAAGGATGCTATATGAACCACCTCCACCAAGGGTAGACAGCGATTTATTTACATTGGCGCGCCACTCGTTGAATCTCTTTTCAACTTCAGCGATGTGTGGTTGAACATTTGGTACTTCAGCATCTTTGCCTGGTATACCTTGCTCACCTTGAGGTCCGGCTGGCCCTATTGGTCCTTCGGATCCTCGATCACCTTTGTCTCCTTTTGGACCTGATTTGCCCGGTTTACCCGGCTTTCCATCCAGTCCAGGAATCCCTTGATCCCCTTTATCACCTTTATCGCCGCGTAGACCTTGAGGGCCCATGTCCCCAGGAATACCAGGATCGCCCTTTTCGCCAGCCAGTCCAGGATCGCCTTTAGGACCCATTGGTCCCACTTCTCCCGGATGACCCCGAGGGCCCATGAGACCACGTTCGCCTCTTTCTCCCTCTTCACCGATATCTCCCTTGTCGCCTTGAGGACCTACCTCACCCTGTGGACCAGGTTCACCTTGATCTCCTTGGGAACCAACCTCACCTTGCTCACCTTGCTCACCTTGAGGACCACGTTCACCTTGGTCTCCTTGTGGACCAGGTTCACCTTGATCTCCTTTGTCCCCTTTAACGCCTGGGACAGCAAGCTCGGATAGTTCGTCTTTGGCCTTTTCGATCGCCGCGACTAGCAATCCTGCGGTCGTGGTTGGTTTCATAACAAATTAGTCCTTTGTGAGGTAGTTCTTAACCTCGTTCATCAGGTCAATTTCAATAGCTGCGACTTCATCTTCGTATTCTTCCTTCACAGCCTTTTTCTTCTTATCCTTTGACTTGTCATCGGTTGCCGCTCCAGTAACATTGATAGTCACAGGAGCTGGCTTCGAATTTGAAGCTGGCGGTGGCGGTGGTGGAGCGGCAGCAGCTGCGGCCTCTGCTTCAGCTGTGGCGTCAGCATGACCTTGTTGATACTCAGGAGTATCTTCAGGTGCTTCCATCGACTCTTTGTCCATTTGCTTTTGCATCTCAACAATCTCGTCTTCTTTCTGACGAAGGATATTGCGCTTGATCCACTCCTTAGAGTAATAGACACCGACGTAATCTTGTACAGCTTCAAGAGATTGTAGACGCTCTCTCAAGAGTTCAGAATCTTTTAATTCTGTGAAGTGGTTGTCACGAATGTAATTGACAACGATGTTGTTCTCTAGGTCTTCCCAATCCTCTTCGGTGATGATGTTCTTAAGAAGCAATTGACGCTTCAGAATACCAAGGAAGAGAGATGAGAAACGCATGCGAAGGCGGTCGATGAACTTTTGGAACTTGAGCTCATCACGTGAGATTTCGTTTGAACGACCCATAGAAAACGGATTCGCTTCAGCATCAAGACGCGAAATTGGAACGTTTAGAGACTTGTAGAGCTTCTTCTGGAAGTAGACAATATCATCGATTTGACCAAGGTTGTCACCACCTGGAAGGGTGGAAATTTCAGTACCACGACCACCTTCACGACGTGGAAGCCAAAAGTCTTCAAGCATCGACATGTGTTTACGATCATCTTTGAGATTACCGGTGTCGGCGTCATAAACGATCTTGTTGCGGTAGCGTGACATGATGTCTTTCATGTACTGTTCCGCTTTACCACGTGGTAAAGAACCGACGTCGATGTAGAAGATACGACGCTCAGGCGCGCGAGCCAGACGATAGATGACAAGAGAGTCTTCCATCATTCGGAGCTGGTTAATTGCCTTCAAACCTTTATGGAGATATGACACAACCTTTTTACGGTCAGCATCTAAGAGACCGGATGTAACATAAGAAACCGAGTCTTGCGTGAGCTTGATTCCGGTATTGTTCATGCCGGGTTTTTCTTGATAGATGAAGTATTCGTTAACAGATTCGATGATCTTTGCACCGGTTTCTGGGTCTTTTTTAGTCTTCAGCTCTTTGACCTTACGGATTTTAGCTGCATCGACCGGGCGGATGTCTACAATTCCTTGCGATTCCTTGCCCTTTTCTAGTACCAAGTGGTGGTACATCCGACCGTCAACATACCAACGGCGGAAAATATCGTGGCCCAGTTCATTGAATTTCAACATTCTTACGATGTCATCAAATTCAGCCTGGATCTTTTTCTTAACCGGTTCACCCATCTTGACTTCGTCCATGACGAGGTTAACCGATGATTCTTCTTCCGAAGCTGTGACCGCTTCATTTACCACATTCTCAATAGCTTCGTCAACTTCCGGGTGCATAGCAACCGACCGGTATTGACGTACTAAAGCGAAGTTATCTTTTGATTCGTTACCATCACCAATATTGACGTATGAGCCAAAGTGTGCACCAGCAGCGGTAACATAACCAGCACCGTCTTCATCAACGGGTGGTACAACTGATGGTAGTTTCTCTTTGGCTTCTTTGTCAGCCTTCGCACGACGAATTTCGAAACCGAATAGCTTGATGCCACGGTTTCCATTTACGTCAACATTTTGAATTACTGGTTCGTCAGCCATGAATTACTCTCATTATGTGTGTTTCTTACAATTATCTATATGTGTCGGAGGGCGACATTTTCAGCCGCCCTCTAATTGATTAAGACGTAGTGTTTGATTCCCAGTACTGGATTTGGAATTCACAGATGAATTCTTCAATTGTACCAGTTGCGTCGTATGAGAGATCAATCTGACCGACGTTTGTTGGGAATGCACCACGGAAAGTGTAGCGCTTCAGAACGGCCTCGTCACGATCAAGTTGATCGACCATAAGGTCTGCTTGATATGAGTTAGGGTTTGGAAGACCGGTGTTGGATGAGTGGCCGTTAATGCCGTTCATCCAACGCTCGAGTGGGTCACGTACACCAAAGTCTGTATCGTTGATAATCGATACTGCCCATGGTTCAAACGTACGATCGCCTGAGATTTGAAGCTGTCTACCGCGGAATGGTACCGCGATAGGTTCAATGATTGAAGCTGGTAGAGCAGCACCCTTACACATGAAGGATGCTAGTTCTACATCGGCTGCAGCATAAGCGGGGAAGTTCAGTGTAACCTTGAACAGGTTAGGCCGTGCACCGCCACCCTTTAGCTTGGCCTTAAAGTCGTCTACTCCGAGTACCATATTTTATGTCCTTCTTATACGGTGCCAACAACTTCTTCAAAGTCTACGCCTGTGCGGACTCCGACGAAGTTAAGCGTTACATAGTTGATCGAACGAGCTGGCTTGACGAAGATGTCTGCCTTGAATTCGTTACGATCGATGACTGCTGAAGTGTTGTTTGTTTCGTCACATACAACACGGAAGTCTGTGATACCACGTCGACCTTGGATTTCACGAAGGAATGGCTCGACGATGTTAACAAACTCAGCACGTGTGAACTCATCGTTGAATTCGAAGAGAACATTCTTGGCTGCATCAGCGATTGCTCGCTCAATTGTCAAGAAGAGGCGACGTACGTTGATACGATCGAATGCTGATGGTCGAGCAAGCTTGGTCTTATCACCATAAAGGAGAACGCCTTGCCCAGGAATGTTAGCAATTGGGTTGATGCCTGCCTTGTAAAGTGTGTCACGCTCTGACTTATTTGGTGAATAAGCGAGTGATGTGATACCAAGATACTGTCCACGACGTGAACCAGCAGGTGAGAACCATGGAGCTGAGTTGACATCAGATGCTGCCATGATACCGGCGGTTGAAGACGCGGCTGGAACAAAGATGAACTTGTCGTTGTACTTGTCATAGACCTTGAGGAAGTTGTTATCCACGATAAGGTAAGACGAGTTGGTGAAAGCATTTGCTGCTGTTACAATATCAGACGTTGGGTTATTATTGTTGATCACTGCTTCACTTGGTGGAGAAGCAACTGCAACACAGTCCTTACGGGTAGATTGTGCAATTGCTG